TGGATTCAGAGCGCTATCTGGATGCGGTGGCAGATGAGAACAGCGAGTTTATGGAGCATTTTCATATTGGCAAAGAGGCCGGGAACTGGGGCAAGGTCCCGTTTGTGCCGTTTAAAAACAATGACTACGAGCTGCCGGATCTTAAATTTGTGAAGTCATTGATCGACGGATATGACAAAGCACGGTCCGATGTGGCCAATTTCCTGGACGAGGTGCGCTCCATTGTGTACGCCTTAAAAGGCTATGGCGG